AACTGTGACCCTTGCTCGAGTAGCCATACTAAGTTCTCCAAGTTCACGATGTAGATGTTTGCTGTAGTCTTGATTGCCGTTAAACGCTGCGACGGCGTTCCTAAGATCTTCGCTATCGTCAAGTGCTGCAAATGTTGCCATTTTTTAGTCTCCTGTTCCCATACGGTCTCTGCTACTCGTTTAGGTGCCACAATTAAAGTTGATCCTGCAAACTGTTGCGCAATAATAGTCAAAGTAGTGGCCGTTTTGCCAAGACCGGGGGGTAAAAATAAACCCATGTTTGGTACAGACAGCGCTTTATCAATAATTCCTAATTGATACGGATGAAGATTGTTTTTACTTAGCACGTCGGTTTCCTTTTGAGGCATTCTCTGGTTTTGTAAGCAGTGTTAAATTCCACGGCACGTGTAGCCCACAAACGTCTTCACCTTGTAGTGGTTCTATATGATCTACTTCATATGCTTCACCCATAAAAATAGTTGCCAATTTAGCTCTTCTGTACCAGTTATTTATCTCGGGTTTTAAATGTTCTTTGCCCCATTTTAGCATGCGATTTAATTTAATAATTCGATATCTTGCTTTTTTGGCATTGTTTTTGTCTTTGTTGTTTTGCGCCCAGGTACTGTTGTATTTTCTATCACAAATTTTGCAGTAAGTTCTAAAATTATCTTTTCTATATTTATCCTTGTTAAATTCACTTTTGGGTTTTACTTGTTCGCACTTCGGACATTGTTTGGTTAATAAAGTCATCTACATCTTCTTTCGATCTTAATATATGTACCGGAAATCCTGCTTCACCCAATTGGTCAAAAACCAGACCTTGTCTCGGACTCACTGTCCCCGTCGGTGTTTTTAGTTCTACGAATATTACTTTTTCGTTTAGTATTACTATCCGATCTGGTACCCCCGTTATCGTGCTCTGCCATTTGAATGAGAGCCCCAATGATTGCCTGATTTTTTTTGTCAAGTAACTTTCTATCTCTTTCTCTAGCACGCTCACGTTTGTCCTCCTCGGTGGCATAGGCCGCAAATACTTGTTTAAATAAATACTCAGTAAAATAAGCCCGTGACTCATCGCCAATTTTAGACTCATCTTCGCCTACGTGCTCAAACACATGAGTCACAGTATGAACCGTTTCATGTACTATAACTCCCATCTTTTCAAGCGATTCCATTTTTTCCATCTCATCCAAATTAAACACAATGGCAATCAACACATTTTGAGTGCCGTCTTGCTGGATATGATGGGACTCAGCCACTCCAAGATCAAGTGCTGAATGTTTGGTTGTGATGTTTGCATTTTTAAGCGCTTCTTGAAACGCGGCATCATTAAAGCAGATTTTGACTTTATGTTCAAAATATCCGGTGTCCGCTACGTAATACGGCAGTTTCTTTTTCATATCATCCTTTTAAACAAACGTTTATACCAAGGTTTGGTTGCGTATTGTTCTGAGATGTGTTGCTTTAATATACTGATTACCCCCAATTCAATTAATTTACCTTTGGTGTAGTCGTTCATTTCAACAATACAATTAACCGACCCGTCAGAGTTTTCATCAATCTTTTCGACTGTAAATTGAATTATCTGATCCTCCGGTACAGGATCCTTCTTTAAACCAGAGGTTTTGCGCTTCTTTGACATATTCTCTAAGACCATTTGTTTTTTCCTTTTTAAATATATTATCCCAATTGTTACGATACTCGTCAGTTACTTTCTTTTGATTTTCATTCATAGTCTAAACCTTTTTGCTGAGGGTTTTATGCCGTACTTTAACCTTAACTTTGTGGTGGCTAGTCTAGAGAACGTTTGGTTGCGCCAACCTTGTTGCGATCGTCTAAGTCTTTGCGCTTTAAAAAACTTCTGTGCATAGAACGTCCTATCAAGCGCAAAGTCTCTGAGACAACGCCTTTTTCCCATTCCGCCAAACACTGCCGTGAAGTTGTTTCTCTTAATCGTTTTTTTAAATCTAAATTTAGTTTCATTCAAGAAAATACTCCTTCGTTAAGAGATTCAACGGTGTCAATATAAGCTTTAGCCTCTGCGTTTAACTTTATACCACGGTAAATGTGAGTGCGCGCCCCATTAGTTCTATCAATGTCTACAAGTATTCTATGTTCTTGAGTTGCAGCTAAGAATCTGCGTTTAAATGCCAGCTCAGTGCCCGGGGGTATGGACTTTTTAAATGCCCACCGTTTGTAGCAAGCAAATACATCGTCCTTAGACACAAAGCCGGCAATATCAAACTCTAAAGCATCTTCTACAAAAGAGCCGATTGGATTGCCCAATTCCGACATTAGTTCTAATAACGATCTGCCTGACGATGGTTGAACAAAATGACCACCTCTTGCAAGACGGCGTTTAAGTCCTTCCATAGCCCAGTTAAAAATCCCTGCTAATTCTTGCTCCAGTTTGTAGTAAAGATCGGTATCTTCATTGTCATAAAATGACTTAGACATCTTTAACACAATCATACGGCCAACCAAAGCGTTGGAATTTTCAGTAAGTTGTAGCGCCTCGTTGGAGTAAACTACGAGTCTGGTTGGGAGGTATCCCGACCAAGCCTCTTTGTTTTTTCGGTTAACAGTAACTGTATCACCGCCCACAATGCGTAAAAGCTGAGAAACGACAGCACCGCGATTGCGCTCAGGAGCGCGAGCATCGGTAAAGGATGCGAGAAGCTTGCCAAGCCAAGGTTGTAGCCCAAATGTATCACAGAGTTCCTCCAGTTGTGGTGCGACCGTATTGTGCTGACCTAAGAGCGCTACCAACACTTTGTTGATGGTGCCCTTACCGCTACGTCTCGGACCAATGATGTTAAAAAACTTTTGTTGGCGAGTGTCCCCGCTCAAAATGTAACCGAACATTTCCTGCAATGTGTCGATTGACTCTTGATCATCGTCCCAAATTGAGTGCATAAATTTCATCCACTCTGGGCACTTGGCTTCTTGGTCATACACAAAGGGTAGTGAATTTTGTGTAAAGAAACCTAATGAATGGGGCAGTATGATGTAGTCCTTCAAATGAAATATGCCGTTCTTTAAGCTAATTAAGTCCGATGCGTCTGGTTTGCTCTGCGCATACGCTTCTAACCAAATCGGCGGCTTAGTGTTGGCATGGTTTTGTAAATGGACAATCGACTTAATTGCGTCCAAAGCGGCTGAAACGGTAGCTGGCGATGGATTAAAAGGTTGTAGATCCCCTTTTTTACTTGATTTTTTGCATTTGTCCAGTAAAGCATATAACTTCGACCTAATGGTTGCTTCTTCAATAATTTCGTAGTGTGTTCCTACATACAAATAAAAGTCATCTGCATAATGCACTAAACGATACCCTTCTTCGCTGGAGTAATGACTGTCTAAAAAGGTACGAGCGTGGTTCATAGCGCCTTGGTCAAGAATAATCTCACCTCTCGCCAAGGCTTGCTGCTTTTCCTTGTGGTTTACCTTAAAGATAAGCGACCGTAGTGTGCATCCTGCCTCTTTACGGAACGTTGCCCATTTTGCATAACATGAATTGGAACCGGTAGTCTGGTACCCTGGTGCGTTACCGTCGTTGTAAGACCACCGATCCCACAAATCACATGCCTCAGGATCGCCCCTAAACTGATGGTGTAAAGCAAACCCTACCGCCATCCAATCAGAATACCCGCAGTTAGGATCAAGCTTAGACAATATCTCAGTCTCCACTCTGGCTAAGTCGTAGTCTGGCACTGGCGGGGTGTAATCCTCAAAACTATCGCCTGTTAGGTGAATTGTCCTTTCAGGCACTATGGTCGATATGTTTTGCTCTTCTTGTGGAATCGAGCCAGACAAATGACTCCCCGTCACAGTGAAGTACCGCCCCTGTGGATAAATCTCAAGTCCGATGCTATGGTCAACATGAGCCGCTTTTAACGACGCTCTGGTAAAAATCTTAACCCCTGTACCGCTGGGACTAACTTCCATATAACCGTCTATGGACTCGGCTAATTGCTGCATTGCAGCATTTGTGAAACGCTGAGTCGCGGAGTCAAAACAGTCGTCTAGGTCGATGCCTATCAAATTGTCCTCATCCGAAAAGACAAAACCCACCCCAGCAAATCGGTCTGGATTGGCTTCGTAAGCATGTTGGACAGCAAGGAAGTCTGACCAAGTCTGGGAGTTTGTAGATGAGGCTGATAGGTTATTTGCCTGAGTGGGCAGTTTGCTCCACCGTTTGTTACCCTCTTCGCCAACCTCTACATATCGCCATAGAACCCAGCGGGGTATTCGTTTTAACTCCATTGGTATGGCGTTAAAATTGACTGGCAGTGTGGTCGGTTTCATTAATTTCTCCTTAATTTCTTGATATCCTACCATATACTAATGCAAACTTCATAATATCTTTTAGTTATAAAGGTTGTTTTCTATATAACTAAAAGTTTGGTTTTGTACCAGTAGTACTAGTAGTACCCCTTTATTCTACTTTATTTTTTATTTTTTATTTTTAAATTAAAAAAATATAAAAAGAGTTGAAGTAAGGGGTACTACTAGTACTACCCATACAATTTTATATAGCGGCTTGAATACAGAGCCTAGGAGGCGTTTTCCAAAAAAGTAAGGGGGTAGTAGCACCACCCCCTTAAAAACGCCGTATAGAGCGTTTTAGAGGCAAAAGACCGTTCCTATGGTAGTTACGGTACAGCTTGTTATCTTTCCGTCAGGCATAAAGACAACCTGAGCTTTTAAAGTTGTAGTCAAAAACAAAATTGCCAGAAATGCTAAAAATCGTTTCATAAAAATTTCACTCCTTTTTTTCAAAAAATCTAAACCTATATAAGGACTTATTGAGGCTCATAGCCCGTTTGTTGAAGGTGCCGGTAAAACCATTTGCGAAAATGTTCCCTGTTTTTAGAGGTTTGCTTGTCGTTTGTGTCCCAAACTGCCTGAATCACAAACTCCCCATCTAGGCTATGTGCCTCAATGTGGGTAAGATTACCCTCTTTATCGTATATGTCGGTGCAAATTACTCGCTTATCCATCATAATTCCTTGATTTTGCTTGGTTTATCTTCCCATGAATCAACCACTCCATAATCCCCCCTACTTGATCTCATGCGTTCTTTTTCCCTAAATGCGGGTTCAACTTCTAACCATTCTTTAAATGCTTGTTTAAACTCTGCCCAATCTTCGTTTAAAACAAAAAGCGGGTGATTCATTCCAACAATATCGACTGTTTCGGTGTAATCTTTAGCGGGTATCCACTTTCCTTTTCCCCCAAAAATCTTGTTTCGTGCCTTAATAAATCTATCGTATGCCCTTTGTTGCTCATGGGTAAACTTAATCATCATTGATATCCTCTAATTTTTCTTGGTTTAAATTGTCGATTGATACAGGTTCACGCATTACATAGCCCTGTAATTGGTTTAACTTAGCAACTGATATACCCATGATTTTTGCTAACTCATGCGGTTTTGGTTTTCTGCCTAGTATTTGGGATAATGCCCTGTCGTTGTAATTCATTTTCTTAACCAATTCCATGATGTTAATTGGTAGTCTTATGATGTTGGCGGTGTTGTCTAACTCCCGCCTAACACCTTTTAAAATGAATGATTTTGCGTAGGTTGCAAACTTAGCCCTGTTTTTGGGTTTCCAACTTCGCCCCGCTAAAAACAGGCACTCATTACCCATAGCAATAATGTCCTCAACAGGCACTTTGCCATGATTCCATGCAGTCATCTTACGCACTAAATACACTACAAAGCGTAGGTTGTGGGTGATGAGGGTATTTAATGCCCCATCATCACCCGCTTGTATGCGTTTTGCTAATTCGTGTTCCTGATCTATTGTTAGGGGTTCGATTCCATAAAGGGCTTGTAGGTAATTGCTTAATAGGTCGTTTTCTGTCATTAAATTTCATAATGTGAAATGGAAAACCCCGATTATAACACAACTTAAAAATAATGTTTGTATAGCAAATAAAACCCTATTATTGGTATAACTATTAGTGATATCTCTGCTAAATTCTGAATAACCCAAATTATTGTAACCAATGGTAAAAATAAAAACCCGCCAATAATGCTCATATTAAAGCCTCTCCGCAAAGTAATAGTGAAGTTTCGTAAGGTGATGCCTGTTTAGGTAGTTTTTTTAGCGTTGTTCCCTTTGTTAGATATGGTCTAGCCTCTTGTTCGGTTGCGAATTTGCGTAAGGTGTCCCCAAACTCATCAACTAAAATAAATTTATACACAGATTGTTTAAACAACTTCATTGTCGCAAAATTTTTTGACTAGGTAGTAGTAATCTTTTCCTTCACCATTAAGTAAATGTTCGCCAACCCCTTCTAATGGTTTATTGTATTCGCAAAGGTTTAAGATACTTATTGCCTCAACAATCCATTGTGGCAATTCAGATACCTTTAGGTGCTTTACTACATCTGCGTAATCCCTAGTAAGGTCTAAATCGGTGATGATTGCCTCATCACCGATTATATCCAATCGAAATGTATTGGGATATGTCAAGCGAACACCGAATAAAAATCGGGTTTTTCTTTAACTCCCAACCCCTCATGCACTTCTATATTTTTTATATCCATGAGGTCTAGTATAACAAGTTTTTCTAAAATGTCTTGAGGTAGGTCTTGTTTAAACTTAACCACTATTTCGTCTGCAATAGGGCTATCTTTTTCAAACAATCTATACACAACTTGCGAGTTTCTTACCCACACATTATAATATTGCGGATTATATACAGAAGTTTTAGATTCTTTTTCTTTGTAGGCTACTAAAAATTCAATAGCCTCTTGAAATTCTTTACTTATCGGTTTGTATCCTGTTTCATGCAATTTCAGCATATCTGCGTGTAAACTATGCGGTATGTGATTAGTTCCATTATCTAACTCCCATGTATCGGTATTTTGTTTGCCGTAAATATGACTAGACATCTGCCTAATATACAATCTGTCTTTATAATCCGACATTGTAGGTATTTTTAAAACCTCTTTAGCGATCTTAATGATATTTTTCATGTATATAGACGAATTAGCGTTCTCAGGTGAGCCACTCATATATCTACCCTGAGAATAAAAAGCACTACTAACCCACCATGCTTTATTATCTTTATAATATCCAATAGCCCCAACTCTTAGATCGGGTTCGTGTTTAAAGTAGATTTCGAGATAATTATAGTCGCAAGTTTCCTTACGATTCCATTCATTTTCTTTTGGTTTAAACAAGTAATTGTCATTTTGTTTGATTAACTCATCACGCAAAACAATCACTTCGTCATTTAATTCAACATTATCTATTATTGTTTTCATAGTGTTATTCCCAACTCCTGTATTTATCATAGACTAATTCACCTATTGGCACTTCAACTAATTTAAAAGGTTTTACTTTACGATATAGATGATTGTAAATGTATTTATTAAGTGATTTTTTATTGTATTCAATCGTATGCCTACCAAAATTATAGTATTCATTTTTAATCATGCGTTTATATTTTTCCACCAACTCAAACCAAACCTGATCAGCATCATGTTTAAACAAGATGTCAATCGGAATATCATCTAGCGGGTTGCCACTATGATATTTGTCTGTTTCAATCAAATCAATCATAGTGTTAGCGTAATCAACAAAGGGCTTGATGTTTTTCCTTAATTCTTTGGTCTGTTCTTTATCTAACTCCCGAACAATCTCCCTATGCACTTGTAATGGTGAAAAATTGGGTTTATCTGGTTGCTTACTAAAAACCAAATCACCCTTTGCCATTGTGTAGTATTTAGTCTTTTCATTAACAGTATGGGCTAAATATTTTTTACCCCTGTGGTTGTGCATACTAAACTCATGTGGCATTTTGTAATGGTAAAACCATAACATAGATGGGGTATCTAACCATCTAGGCATCAACTGATGGTTGTTCGTTTTGGGGGTATGAATTACGATTGTTTCAGTATCATACCTTTTACTAAATGTAATTGCTCGACAATGGTTTTCAAAAACATCTTTAGTTTTGCTTTGAACCCAAGCATACGAATTAGCACTAACATAATATTCTGTATCACTAACTTTAAAAACCCTTTCATGCGATCTGCCCCGATCACCAAGCGGTCTAATGTTTAAACTAGCCCTTTTGCCTTGAATTGGTTTTGTGTTTTCATAAATCTCTTTTACTTTATCAAAAGATAATCTATTTTGGTTGTCTATTTGCACTTGTAGGGGGGTGCGTGTTCCCCATTTTGAATATCCCATTACATATCTCCCGAATCAATGTTAATAACTGAACCTACCTTTGGTATAGCGTGTGGATTATCTAAAATACACCATAAAACAGGGCAATTCCACTCACCACCCCAATCATCACCGACACAACCATCTGTCAAAACAATAGCACATACAGGAGTAATGCTATTCTTTTTCATGTATTTAGTGATACATTTTGGTGATGTTCCCCCGCCACCTTTGGGCTTGGTTGATGTAGTCATTTTATCCCACTCACCCAATCCATAAACCTCATGCCCCGCAACTTCTGTATCCCAATAAAGTAAATCTACCAATTCGGGGTTTACATTTTCCATCATCTTGGAAACTTCACTAATGAATCGGTTTAAAATACGACCACCAATCGACCCTGAAGTATCAATAGCAACCACTACCCTACCCATTGTTTCGCTATATGTTGATGGCATATACATATCATGTTGCAACCATCTGCGATTAGGTTTTCGCCAAGTGCTATCGTCTTTTCCACTACATACTGCACTAACATACTCAGCGAGGGCGGTTTTCCAATCGACTTTTGCACTCATCAAATCGGTAAATGATCTATCAACTTTACCCCCAACCTTACCCGCTAAAATTGCACCCTGACGAATTGCTTGGTCTATCTCTTTTTCCAATTCTGCTTTTTCCTCGTCAGTCATCTCGTCTGCGTTTTCCCAATCATGCTCATCTAGTTTAAACACACCATCACCCCCGCCACCATAACCATATTCGTCAGGCAATAATGCAAATACATCTGCGGTGCTTAAACCTTTAAACTTATGATTGATTAGCCCACCTTCAGGCACGACACAAAATCGTTCGCCCTTGTTGTCGGTGTGTTCTTTACCCTCGTCATCAATCTCTAAATTGATAACATAATCACAAGCCATATTAGTTTTGGTGCGGTTGATCTTGGCTAAGTGTTTCCATGTAAGCAAGTGTCTATACATCTTGTGTTTTGCCTCATGCAAAATCAAACCCCGCAACTCATTATCTTTTAGACTTTCAACAAAAGCACGACCATATTCAATATCCCGCCCATTGGTTCTAGCGGTGTCTAAATCATCAATCACTTTGGATTCACCCACCATAATTAGACTTGTGTATGCCACAAATCCCTTATGCCTCATAATTTCGGTGTGTGCTTTTTCAATGCGTTGTTCTGCGGTTAGTTTCATGTTAAACCTTTCCCCAATAGCCATATACCATCTTGTTTGAGCAATCCCAAATATCATTTGGAATACCATCTATTACTGCCACATAATGCCCCGCTTGTTGGGCTATTATTGCACCCTTAGGCATATCACTACACCTTGCCTTACGACCTTCAAACTTTGGTGCTGAGTGCCATATCCACCCATACTTTTTCAAAACATCTGAATACACATCTTTATAAATCCCATCTCTTGCGGATTTTTTAAAACCTTTATTTTTATTTGCTTGGGCTAATTCGTTATAAGCGGTTTGATAATCCAAACCTAAAGCGATTGATAATGCTCTTGCCCCGCAATCCCCCGCCCTACCCTTATAACCCGCTTTAGACCTACCACCATCATTAAATATAAAATTCATAATTGCCTTTCATTGAATCCATAATATATTTTCGCCCACCTTGCTTGGAAAATATATTAGGGGAAACCCTAGTTTTGATATGGTAATGTTTCACAATATGAAATAGTTTCATGTCAATAGGTGTTTACCCTAATATGTAGTTTAAACATTCTCCTCATAACTTAGGTATGGTTTATATGGTTTTAATGCTTTACCGAAAGCGTAATACATTGGGCTAATTTCGTCAATTAAATTTTGTTTTTCTGCTTTAGTAATTGCCTTAAATAGTTTATGTTGCAAACTGTTTTCATATTCCAATTCAATTCTGCTTTTAATCATAATGTTTAAACTCCCTCTTAACTAGCAAACATATAATTATTATCGGTAGCCCACTTAATAAATTCCTTATTCGTGCCTACTATTAACTTTTTATTGGTTCGCATAACTGATGTAGCAAATAGCCCTTGTGATTCTTTAGACAATCTAGCCATGTATTTTAACCAAAATGGCATTGTATCTTTTTCTACTTGTTGGACTGCGGAATAGACTAACATACATACTGCACTTGGGCTTTTAGGAATAGGTGTTTTAATCGGGTCTTTAATGATGCTTTCCCAATCAGGTAATTGATCACCTAACTGAACAATACTTAGCGTGTCATATGTTGCTCTATCGCCAATCGTTCCCTTTAATGCGTGTCCTAAAATATCCATGCCTAATGGTTTTGCTTTTTTAATAATATCTGATGCTTTTTCTAAACTGCGTGGTGTCGTAAAAGATGGGCGGGGTGTGCGAGGGTCATAAATATATTCGTTATCTTTATGGTTGTCGTAATCTTCAAAAGATGCCAACATCTGCGGAAACTGTTTGACTGTTTGCAATATTTCAGGGGCTATCCCATTGTCAAGAGCATAATTTTCTAACCACTCATCTGCGGTTGGTTTACGCACTTTCACTACGCACAATCTGTTTCTAGCGTGTGGCGGTAACATATCACCAATGCCTTCTGTTGCTAGGTTTGTAGTAGCGAATACAATACTGCCTTTGGGTAATTCGTAAACCCCTAACTTGCGTTCTAGCATCAATCTTAAACAAGCGTTCATAACTGCTTTTGATGCCTTGCCAATCTCATCAAGCATTAAAACAATGGGCTTATCGTGGTGAAAACCAAATTCCTCATTGGGAATAAAACTACAAACTTCGGTGTCGTTTAAACTTCTTATCTTCGGCACTAGAAAATCCCCTACATCTTTAGTAGTCATATCACCATAACAGTAATGGTATCTATCGCCTAGTTTATCTCTAAGGGTTTTTAAGATTGATGATTTACCAATGCCCATTTCGCCCTGTGCTAAAACTGTGGTGTGCGTTCCAACTGCTAAAATAAGGTCTGCGGTTTGTTGAAGTGAAATTGATTTATATAAGTTTGACATTCTGTTGCCTTTATTGGTTGGTTATAAAGATAAAACTACAAATAAGAGTAAACCTAAAAATATAATAAGTAAAGCGGTTAATGCAAAAACTTCAAGGGTCGATTCGGTTTCATATTGCATAGCGTTTAAACCCCCTCTCTAAGTATGTTTAAATAGATTTCATTAACTGCCATTGTGATGCCATCAACTCGATCTTTACCATATCGCCTACACATAATCTTATAGGTTCTATAATCGTCATCTTCTGCATTGATGTCGCTAATGATGTTCACAATTTCATAAAACTGTAATTCGGTTAGCGTTGGTTTTTCGTGGTCTTTAATCATGTTTAAACTCCCTAAAATTAAAATCTTTTATCCATTCAACCCGAACAGTAGCGGGGTCAATCCACTTGGAAAGCATCTTAAATTCAGGGCTTTCAAGCGGGTAGGATACAAGTAAATGCCCCGCAAATCTAAACCCGCTTTCACCCACTTTGTCTAGTCGGTAAAAATGTGGTTCAGTTTTGCGGTGGTGATACAACTTTACAACTTTAACCATACTGTTTAAACTCTGCCATCTAGTAATTCGTTTAACCGAATTTGATACAATTCCTCTACCGATTCAAACTCGAATGAATCAGCACCATAAATATAAAAAGTTTCACCCAATAGCGAATGAGCCTCTTTTACACTATCGCATTGTTCTAACTCATATAAAATTTTATTAAAAGGGTTTGGCATATCCATGTTTAAACACCCTCGCTATAAATTTCGGATTCGTCAGGGTCAATCGTATAGTCGCAACTATCAAGCCAATCATTAAACCCGCACCTGTAAGCGGTTGGGTCTAACTCTTTTAATACTCTGCTAGGGTCAAACTCTATCCCCGCTATATTGATCGGGGAATAGAGTTCGTCTAACATTTCGTCATATAAATCTAAAGCGGTTGATTCGTCTATAAATTCAAGCATAATTAGCCTCTTAGGTTGTAATGGTTTACTGCCCCCGCTTGTCTAGGCGGGTCTGTATTGGTTCACATATTGAGCCTCTTAGGTTGTAATGGTTTACTGCCCCCGCTTTTCTAGGCGGGTTTATGGTTCGCTTTTGTGTGGTTGTGTGTCCTTTCATGGTTCGTGGTCTAGGTATTGTTTAAACATTCCCCAACTTTTACTGCGTGAGCCATATTTAGGATATGCTCAAATAATCCATCTAATTTAGGCGATGCGTAGCCATGTAGTGCAAGGTCTAACAGGGCAATATCATCATTGTATAAGGTTAATGATATGGTGATGGGTGTGTCGTGGTTAATCATGTTTAAATACTCCCTGTTGAAATTAAGCCATTCAAATAATCACCCGCCACTTTTATGTCGTTGTTTTCTTTTCTAAAACTGCCTTCGTAGATTGCTCGGTTTTCGTCAATCTCAAGCCAATCTAATATCCTACAAAATGCCTCAAATTCCTTTTTGGTCATCATGTTTAAACACTCCCTCATTTAGTTAATTCGTCAAAAAAATCTTGGGGCTTTTCTGTTGCCACAACACCATCAAGCCATTTATTTATATGTCGGGTTGTAGTGTTTGACCACTTCATAGCGGTTTTATAATATTCGTTGTCATTAAACGAGTGATAAGCAACAGGGGTTTTGTAACTGAATAGCACCTTCCCATTGTTGGTTATGACTTCATTCATGTTTTTAGAGATTGGGTTTAATTGCATGATGTTGATTCCTTAAAATATGGTTTTAAAAAAGGGTGTTTCGGGTTGTTTTAATTCTACCGAATAACCTAATTGTTTTGCAAGGTTTATTGTGTTCGGTAATAGGGTTTTAGTGTTGGCTATTTTGGCGAACACTTGGGCGGGTTCATTCACAGGGTAATAAACTGTATTCCCATAAACTTGCCTTTGCTCTATCAAAATTGTTTGATTCATTTTGGTTTTTCCTTAATCGTTTAGTGGAATGTTGTTGGCTTCTAAAATCTTACATAATAAATTTTCTATAATCAACACCTTTCGCCCTGTCGCTGAAATGTCTAATTCATCAGCAATAAAAAACAATTTATTCTGTTCGTTATTGTATTTGATGGCATTGTCAAGGGTTAAAAACTTGTCAAGGTTTTGGGTTGTGTTGATGGTCTTAATGAATTGGTCTGATGGTTGCATGGTGTTTAAACAATGCGGGGTTTCCCCCGCACCCTTTCTTATATGGTTGGTTTGCCTAGCATTGTGGCTAATTGGTTATAAACTGCGGTTTTATTGCCCTTATATCCCAATTCGCTTTTGATAATAGAGTAAGCGGTTCTACCTCTATTCATGCGTAGCCCTTTAATTTCAAGTTTTAAACCTGAGAGCAAAGTAAAATAGCGAAATAACTCGATTTTTTCGGGGGTGTCTATCATCATGTTATCTATTCCTTTTTAGGTTAGTGTTTCAATATATGGCTAATTGCCACAATTAAATTAGATCAAACTGTGAAGATTATGTAAAGGTTTTTTATATATCGAATAGTTATAAAACAACTGTTTTTTATACTAAGGGTTTACCCTCGAAAATCGAGATCGTGGTGTTGGTGAGGTAAGGGTAGCCCGAACATAGAAAAGGGCTATAAACCCCCTTAAAACTCGCCCAAATTGATTACGGGTTTATGGGCTTGGAACAAAGGCAATTTTTTGGCGGGGCGGGGCTTGTTTAAACAATGCAAGGGGCAAAAAAAATCGGGGCATAGCCCCGATTGGTTTAAACACTTGGTAGGTCAGAATGAATCGGGGTTGCAATCCCTGTTGTAATCTGCGAAATATTCCGCATCGCTGACCCAATCATTAGCCTCACAAGCCTCACCATTTTTAGCGGGGGTTGATTTGGGTAGTAAAATCACCCATTCCCATATAGGGGCTTCAGTCCCGCATGAAAATTGACCTACGCAAAAACAAACAGGGAAGGGGTAATCAAGATTAGGGCGGGAAGTGTTATAACCCGCACTATCAGCAACCCGCCAAGAGGTTGTTCGGGGGTTATGGCGGGGGAGATTAACTAGCCCCTCAATGGTTGCCCCTTGCGAATGAGGGCGGGGGATATCTTCGACAAACTCGCCCTTTTGTGATCTGCTTACATCATATTTAAAGACTTTCATTTTAGAATCTCCAATTAGTTTAAACAGGGGGCGGGATTGCCCCCCGCTTGGTTTTTATTCCTCGCCCTCGCCATCTTCGGGGGTGTATTCACTCCACATTTTGCCATGACCTAGAGGGCATTTGGGAACCGCTATTTTTAACCATTTGCTAGATGTGCGTAAAGCATATCCACACTTTAGACACTTACAAGCAAGATTGCGGGTGGTTTGCTTTTTATAGCGGGTTGAAAGGGTGGAGTGTGGATACTCACCCTCTGCCTCTACCCATTGGTTAATAAGGGCTAGTAGCCACTCACCCGCATTGGTAGAGGTGAGTTTACCCTCTAGTCCTACTGCCCTAGCACAATCACCAAAAACCTTGTTATGCCCCTCTTTATTGCCGACAGTAGCGTGACATAACTCATGCACTAAAACATCAATAACCCTAGCGGAATCGGCTAGGCTTGGCACAATCATAATTTGAAAGGTGTTATCGCTAGACATAGAGGGCGAGTAGCACTCGCCAAGTGTGAATCGCTTTTGATGGGCTTTTGTGTGAATCCCGCCACTAGCCAAAGAACAAGAGAGGCGAATATTGGCGGGGATTGTGTAGCCCTTTGAAGCAAACAAGGGGCGGAGATACTTATTGGTAATGAGGGTTAGCCATGCCTCACGATTGGCATTGGTAGCCGATTGGCTAGGGGTGTAGGTTAGTAGTAGCATTTTTTCTATTCCTAATATGGTTAGTGTTTCAATATATGGCGAAATTGCCATACCTCAAAAATAATAGGAATGTTGTTTAAACTCTATTAGGGGAAACCCTTAGTTTCTTTATTCTTTTTAGTTATGGGTTTGGGTTTCTATATACTTAGGGGTTTACCCTTACAAAATCGAGATCGCATAGGGCTTGATACTAACCCATCAACTGAGGGCAAAATGGCATGGCGGGGCTATAAAGGGCATTGGCGGGGTTTCATATTGTGGAATAGCGTTTATTCGGTTTAGTGTTGTATTTATGCCACATCACCACTCAGGCTCTCGCACCCGCTTAGTTTAAACGCACTCAGCGTATCAGCCATGTTGCACCGCACCATTGTTGCACCGCACAAAGACCATGATGCCATTGTGGTTATGTTGCACCGCACAAAGACCATGATGCCATTGTGGTTATGTTGCACCGCACCAATCAGCCATGTTGCACCGCACCATTGTTGCACCGCACCATTGTTGCACCGCACCATCATGCACCAATGTGGTGCATCATGCACCAAATTGGGGAACAATGCACCAATTTGGTGCATAGGGGGTGTTGTAAAAAAGCAACACCCCTTTTTGAGCCTCTCGACAAGGCTTAGGTCTGGGGGCCCCACAAAGCTCAAGTTTTTATATTTTTTCTGTAATTTTTTTTAATTGAGAATTATTCCTATTTAAAGACCAACTATCAAGCACTTAGGCGCGATTTGTATGAGTAGTACTAGTAGTATGGGTCTAAACAACTCTTCCTCTATTTTTTTTTTTTTTTTTTTTTTTTTTTAAAGAAAAGATAAAATAAGGGGTACTACTAGTACTACTGGTACAAATTTAAAATATATTTTTGGATTTAAGGCGCCAAACATATAAAGTTTGCATTAGTTGATATATGAACAATTATGTTTACCAAATTGCCGGAGCTTTAGAAAGCGCCCATGGAAAACTTCAAGGTTTTCGGGTTATGGTATGTAATGTTCTATATTTTGATACGGTAGATGTTCCATCAAGCGTTCTTGATAAAGAAACCATCAAATTCTTAGAGTTCCGTCTCAAATTGACCAAAGACGCATTGGATATCCAAAAACTGCCTTACAAAATCCAACGCGCAATCAGAGAGCCGTTAGGGCATTTCTTAGACGATTGGGTCCTTAAAAACTTTTATGGCGATACTATCAAATCAAAAAGTACTAACTCTTGATTATTGGAAACCGGCAAGCAATTTAAAGCCAGGAGATTACGTTTTTGACAAAGACGGCAAAATAGTCCAAATCAAACTAGTTCAAGAGTACCGCGCCCAAAACTGCTATGAGGTTATGTTTAACGACTACCTGACCATAGCAGGAGATCAGCACTTAGGTTTCTTGGTAGAAACCCCCAGATGCCGAACCAGACAAGCTACGTACAAAGGCGTTAAAAAATTTAGACGGCCACTACAGTCAAAAACCGTCTCAGCCATTAGCGACTCCCAGCTAAGGGATAAAAGAAACCGCCTTACTCTATCCGTCCCCACTACAAAACCACTAACTTTCCCAGAGCAAGACCTTCCGGTACCGCCGTTTTTGTTTGGCTTTTGGTTTTTTAACCAAAGAAAGAACAAAACAATGGCGGCGCCTCCCGGAATGTCAAAAGAAATCTATGAGCAGTTTAAAGATTTTGGTTACCAGATAACAGAATCTAAAAAACTTTACTCAGGAGAGCGGGAATTTTCCGTTTTTCCTACGATAGAATCCCATTTACTGCCAAACATTCCAAACAGAATCCCAAACAATTACCTTTTAGCGTCAACAGAACAAAGAATTCAGCTTTTGCGCGGAATTTTATACGCAAAATCCAGGCAGTACTCTAAAAGTAAAGACAAATTTAGGCTTACAACCAAGCACTACGCCATTATTTTGCAGCTTCAGTGTCTTTTAGAGTCACTTGGCCACAAACTTTTTGTGTTTTACGACACCAATAAAAAGTACTACACCATTTTCTTTAAATCTAGGTTACAATTGGTAAGTAATCAAACATCTCCTCGAATAAAAGTACACCATACAAGGCGGTATATTAAGAAAATTGAACCAATTGCGTCTCAAATGTGCGTTCATATTGAAACAACAGGATCAGACAACACTATTCTCGTAGGAGAAGGATTTATTGCATGCCGTTAAATGAAAAACAAATATCCATACTTAAAAAATTTGCAGACGCCAACCAACACTGGCCCAAACAGCAGCTTGAAGCTGCGATATGGCAAGTTAAATGGGCACTACAAGCGCTTCCTCATCAAAAAGAGCCTGAGGATGGTGAATATGACACTTTTCTTATGTTGGCTGGGCGCGGATCGGGCAAAACGCACACGGCGTCCCATTGGATTGGGATTCGTGCTTGGAAATATGATAATACTCGGTGGCTTGTTACTGCTCCAACCTCAAATGACATTCGTGCGACCTGTTTTGAAGGAGATTCAGGACTCCTTAACATTCTCCCACCCAGCATCATCCGCGATTACAATAAGTCCTTATTCGAGATTACTCTTACCAATGGGTCAATTATCCAAGGAATCCCAGGATCGGAGCCCGAGCGATATCGCGGAAAGCAATATCATGGAGCTTGGTTCGATGAGCTGTGTGCTTTTGACTACATGGACGACGCCTATGATGGCGTCCAGTTTACCCTGCGTCTTAAAGACCCACGAATACGAAGGGTGCAACAGATTGTCACCACTACCCCTAAACCTAGAGAATTAATTGTAGATTTAGCAGAAGGTAAAATTGGCGGCGATGTGTACATGGTTAACGCCTCGTCATACGACAACAGATTAAACCTTTCTGAAACGTTTTTTAAACAGCTTGAGACGTACGATGGTACCGACATTGGTAGACAGGAAATCTATGGAGAAATCCTTGACCCTGAATCGGCCGGCATTATCAAACGTAAGCAATTCCGCATGTGGCCGGCTAGTAAACCAACTCCTGTCTTGGAATATGTGATAGCATCATACGACCCAGCCACCAGCGAAAAAACAATGAACGACCCAACAGCGTGTACCGTTTGGGGTGTGTTTGAAAGAGAAGACGCTGGGACTTGTGTCATACTGCTAGACAGTTGGGACGCACATCTGTCTTACCCTGAATTGCGCCGCAAAGTAATTGACGACTTTAAAGAGGTAGTCTACGGGGCAGACAACGAGTTTGGCAAAGGCCGTAAAGCCGACCTTATTTTGATGGAAGATAAGTCAGCCGGTATTTCTTTGATTCAAGAGTTGCAAGGTTCTGGAGTGCCGGTCAGGGGCTACAACCCAGGAAGAGCCGACAAAGTACAGCGTTTGAACATTGTGGCTCCGCTGGTAGCTAAGGGCAAAGTCTACATCCCAGAAGACCCAAAACAAAGAGATACGTTTGCAGACTGGACTAAACGGTTCATACGGCAGGTATGTAGCTTCCCAGAAGCTCAAGGCCATGATGACTACGTTGATTCTCTTTCCCAGGCTTTGCGGGTGCTTAGGGACTCAGGATGGCTTCAGCTAGACCCACTACCCGCCCGAGATTATGACTATGCGGACGACGATGTCAGAAAACGATTTGCTAATCCTTACGCCCAGTAGGGCGGAAATGTCTTATTTTTTGCATTAGTATAAATAGGAATCCAATAACCCCCTTTAGAACATTCTATGGCCAATCCCCAAATACCCATTCAAGACGGCGCAAATTTGCCTTCTCTTGAACGCGAAGAAACAATTCATACTGCCGAAAAGCAAGATGAAGATTTGGAAGCGTATGCCGATTCATTAGGCCTTCCCTCAGAAGAATTAGAACAAGAAGTTATTGAACTAGATGATGGTTCAGTAATAGTAAATTTCCAAGAAAAACAAGGTCCACAAAAAAATCCAGAATTTTATTCTAACCTAGCTGAAGAATTTGATGAAGGAAACCTTCAAAGTTTGGCAGAAGAATATTTGGATTATATTGATGTAGACCGCGAATCAAGAAAGCAAAGAGATAAACAATATGAAGAAGGATTACGTAGAACTGGACTTGGTAAAGATGCGCCGGGTGGAGCAACGTTTGACGGTGCTAGTAAAGTGGTACATCCAGTTATGGCAGAAGCTTGTGTCGATTTTGCGGCCTCTGCTGCAAAAGAGTTACTCCCGCCTGACGGACTTGTTAAGTCTAGTATCAAAGGCCAAGCTGACAAAATAAAAGAAAGAACCGCCGATCGTAAAGTTACATTTATGAATTGGCAGTTAACAGAACAAATTCCAGAGTACCGCGATGAAATGGAACAGTTGTTAACCCAACTACCCCTTGGCGGATCTCAGTTTCTTAAATGGCGCTATGATTCAGAACAATGCCGACCAACATGCGAATGGGTGGCAATTGACAACATTCTGCTACCATGGGCTTCAACAAATTTTTACACATCCCCGCGTGTAACAGAAGTACAAGACATTACCGAAGATACGTACCAACAGCGTATTGAACAAGGTATTTATCGTGATGTTGATTCAGCATACACTTCTGATGCTCCGTTAAACGACCAAACTCAATCCGAAAAAGCCAACGCAAAAATTGAAGGCAAGGACGAACCATCTAAAAATATCGATGGATTGCGCCGCATTTACGAAATTACTTGTTTTATGCGTTTGGAAGATGACCCAGAAACAGAAGGTCGACGTGCACCATACATTTTGACAATTGATGAGTCCAGTAGTAAAGTATTGGCTTTATATCGTAACTGGGAGGCTGGTGATGAAAAGCTTGAAAAGATGGACTGGTATGTGGAGTTCAAATTCATCCCTTGGCGTGGCGCTTACGCTATTGGGTTGCCTCACCTCATTGGTGGGCTTAGTGCTGCTCTTACCGGTTCTCTCCGCGCTTTGTTGGACGCTGCGCACATTAATAACAGTCAAACGCTTCTTAAACTTAAAGGCGGCCGCATTGGTGGGCAGTCTGACAGGATCGAACCGACCCAAGTAGTTGAAATTGAAGGGGCGCCCGGAGTAGATGATGTTCGTAAGATTGCTATGGCTATGCCATTCAATCCCCCGTCTTCCGTACTGTTTAATTTACTAGGTTGGTTAACTGACGCTGCTAAAGGTGTGGTAACTACTGCCGAAGAAAAGATTGGCGAAGCTAACAATCAAATGCCGGTGGGAACTACACAGGCACTTATTGAACAAGGCGCCAAAGTGTTTTCAAGCATTCATGCTCGCATGCACCGCAGCCAAGCTAAATCGCTTAAAATTATTTCGCGTATCAATCATTGGTATTTGGAAGAAATGGACAATCAGTCCGGCGAAGAAATTAAAATTCGGGACTTTGCTTCTAACAATGACGTGCGCCCGGTTTCTGACCCCAACATTTTTTCTGAAACACAGCGTCTTGCGCAAAATCAAGCACTGTTACAAATGGCGACATCCGCACCACCTGGAATGTTTAACATTCGGGCAGTGTATCAACGCATTTTAGAACAACTTAAAATTCCAGCCTTAAATGAAGTGTTACCAAATCCTTTGGGTGCTAGTGAATCTAACCCTGCGCTAGAAAACGTTGCTATGACTATGGGGCGTCCGGCGGCAGCATATCCTGATCAAGACCACGTAGCCCACATTAAAGTGCATTTGGAATACGCTTTTAATCCGGCGTATGGCGCAAACCCTGTAATTGGCCCATCATTTGCCCCGCATGCTTTAGAGCATATTAAACAACATTTAACGCTTCATTATTTACAATCTATGCGAGCTTACGTGGCTCAAGCAGCAGGCGGTAAAGATGCGTTTGATTTGCATCGTGAAAAACCGTTAGACTTAGAAGCACAACAAGCTTTGGCTATAGCTTCTCAAATGGTTGGTGAAGATGCCAAAAACAATTTAAGCCAATATGTACAACAAATTCAACAATTGGCTCAAAAAGTACAACAAGCTCAACAACAGCAACAACAAAACCTTGCGGCTCAAGATCCAACAGCTCAAGTCATTCTTAAAACTCAAATGGCTGAAACGCAGCGCAAACAAGCTGAAGCCCAAGCTAAAATGCAGTTGGAAAACCAAAAAGATGCTCAAGAACATCAACTTAGAATTGCTGAACTACAACAAAAAGTTGCAGAATTACAAGCTAAATACACAACCCAAACCAATATTGATAACCAGCGTAATGCTACCGATATTGCAATGGCCAACATTAATAACGCAGCTAAAGAGCGTATTGCTATGATCCAAGCCAAAGTTGGTTTAGATCAACAACAAACTCAGCTAGAACATGAGCAAAATATATCGGCAACCGAAGCTATTCGAGCATCTGAACAAGATATTAGACAGCATGGCATTGCGTTAAGAGAAGCGGCTTTTCAGCAACAAGCACAAACAACACAACAACAAGCCCAGCAACAGCATGAGGCTGCTTTAGCGCAACAACAAGCAGCAACACAACAACCAACCCCAACAACAGGAGCATAATATGGCCGATAATAATTTAAAAGGCTTTCGTCAGACATACCAGGAAACTGGTAAATTATCCAGCGGCGGCGGCCCTGGTGAAAAAACCATTGACGCTGGCGCATCAGGCAGCCACCGCGACGACAACTGGAAAATTGGCGCAAAACAAGCAAAAATGAAAAATGCCAAGCCAATTGGCCCAGGAAAGAACTTAAAAGACATAAAAGGCGGTAATTTTTATTAATTTAGGGCGGATTTCTTTGTAATTTTGCATTAGTAAGATTATGAAAGACTTTATTTCCGAAATTATTTCTCGAACGAGAGATGAACAAGCAAAACTAGCGGTTACTCTTACAGCTGGCAGTAATGTAAATTCTTTTGAAGACTACCAAAGATTAGTTGGTAGGTTTGAAGGGTTTAAGCAAACACTGGACATTATTGATGAAATTTTAAGAGAGGACGACGAAGAATCGTAAGATTCAAGAAAGGAGTGCCGATATGGCATTTGATGTATCGCAAAAAGAAGACCTGGATTTACGAAGTGAGGAAGAATGTTTTCCAAACATAGATCCCGGAATTGAAGTGGCCGGAGACCGTGTTTTAGTTCAACTAAGACGTGAAAAGGCAAAGAGCAAGGGTGGCATCATTCTCGTAGATGAAACCCGACAAACGTTACGTTTCAATGAAACAGTTGCTAAGGTACGCCAAATTGGTCCTTTAGCATATAAATCGCCGGATAATTTAGAATCTTGGCCCGAAGGCCCTTGGTGTAATGAAGGCGATTTAGTCAGAACCATTAAATATGGTGGTGATCGTTTTGTTGTTAATCCAGATGACGATGGTGCCCCAGTGGTATTCATCACAATCCAGGCCCGTGAAATCATTTCGCGCATTAAGTCGTTTGAATATGCGCAAAAAATGAAAGCGTTTGTAGACTAATTTTGAAAGAAAATTATGGCAGATAATGAAAAAGAAAAAGACATTCCCGTCAAAGAACAAAACGACGGAAGTGCATTAGTAGCGTATCAAATGGAACCAGATCCTCTTGCTGAGTCAGAAGAAGAAGATAAAAAAGAAGCAGCAGAAAGTTCTGACGAAGATCAAGATGACAACGATCACGAAGAATCTGAAGAATCTTCTAATGAACAAGATACCGACGAAGATCGCGAAAAAATTCGTGAGGCACGTAGAGAAGAGCGTAGGCTAAAGAAAGAACTAGCCAAGCAACGTGACCAATCCGCTCGTAACAAAATTACAGCACTTGAACGACGCAATGCAGAATTAGCTGAGCGCTTAGCAAAAGTAGAAAATACCGCAGCATCCTATCAGTTTGCACAACTTGATAAGTCTATTGAAGACGAAGCAACTCGAGTTGAATACGCAAAAATGAAAATGTTGCAAGCAGCTCAATCTGGCGATGCAGCCGGTCAAATTGAATATTTAGAGCAATTAACAGACGCCAAACAACGTTTGCAACAAGCTCAGCATTATAAAAAACAACAAGTCGAGCAAGCAAAAGCTCCAAAGCAAAACGTACCAAATGAAATAAGCAATGAAGTTCAACGTAACGCAACTGATTGGCTAAAGAAAAACTCTTGGTATGACCCACAAGCTCGAGATACAGATAGTAGAATTGCCAAAGTAATTGACCAAGAACTCGCCGCCGATGGTTGGGATCCAGCAGATCCTGAGTATTGGGAAGAGTTAGATAATCGTTTACAGTCTCGTTTGCCACATAGATACACCAGCAAAGGTGGAGAAAAAAGAAATCGATCTGCAGGCCCAACCGCCTCAAGTCGAGTAGCAAACACAACATCAGCAAAACCTGGAACCATCACGTTAAGTCGTGAAAGAGTACAGGCAATTAAAGACGCTGGTGCATGGGATGATGTTAATAAACGAAATAAAATGATCAAAGCTTATGCTGCTTATGATCGTCAAAATAGAGGATAATTAAAATGGCAAATACAAGAATTAAACGTGACCTAGATGACCGCTTAGCGGATCGGGTACAAGAGACAAAAGAACGGATTGCAGCAGAAGATCCAGATAATAAATCAAAGCGCGAACGCGCAGAAGCGTTCAGGGATAAGTGGCAAAATAGCGCATTGCCCGACCTTCCGGAAGGTATTATTCCGGGTATGCACTTGTGCTGGTTATCCACCACAAATAATTACGACAGTATCGACAAACGTATGGCGTTGGGTTATGAGCCAGTTAAAGCTTCGGAATTAGGTAAAGGCTTTGAAGGACTAGGTAAAATGAGCTCGGGCAAGTTTGAAGGCTGTGTTAGCTGTAACGAGATGGTTCTCTTTAAGTTACCAGAAGAAATCTATCAAGAAGTGATGCGCATGATGCACCTCGAGGATCCCCTTGAACATCAACGCAATATCACCGCCAACGTTCGGAGCACTGCTCAAGAAGGTAAGGGCGGAAGATCTATTCTTGAAGGTGGAGTCTTGGAAATGGAAAAAGAGGCCGCAAAGGCGAATAGTAATATTCGTTTTCAATAACATTCTTCAAAAACAAAGGAATTATAAATGTCTACGACATATTTACCCTTTGGTATGAAGCCGGCTTATCACCCAAGTGGTTTAGACCGTGCGACCCAATTTGTTGGCACCAACAGCTTCCAAGCTGCTACTGACAACACATACAACGCACCCTATGCCCTTGAAGGAGGTCAGGCTTTTTATCAATATCAACCAGTGTATGTTGATGGGGACGGTGCTTTAGCTCCTGCTCCAACAACCGCCGCAACAGACCGTGTATTCGGTGTGTTTGATGGCGTTGAGTTTACCGACTCACAAGGTCGTCGTTCCGTAGCTAAGTGGGCTTCTAAGCTTACTTTAGATGCGTCTACCCAAATCATTTTCTGGATTTTTTCAGATCCTGCTTTGGTATACGAAATCCAAGCTAATGGTAGCGTCGGCACAGACGCTATTGGCAGAGAATTTAATTTTGATGCCACAAATGATCCTACTGTAGGCTATTCTATTGGTAACGGTGGCGCTGGTTTTTCACAGACAGCCCTTGATCCCACCAATGTAACGGCTGGCACGCAAGGTCAAGTTAAAGTAGTCGGTTTAGGCCGTGAAACTGCATTCCCAGCGGGCGAAACAAACGCTTGGGGTGACGATTACACGATTGTTCAAGTCCAGATCGCCAATAGCCAGATTGTGGCTCCGTCGATTGCGGTTTAATTAACAACGAAAGGAAATAACTCATGGCAACCCCAATGAGAAGTACAGACTTTCGTGCGGTAGTCGAACCGATTATCAACGAAGTCTTTGATGGCGTTTATGAACAACGCTCTGACGAGTGGAAAGGATTTGTAGAACAGATCCAAGGTATTCCACGCAACTACCACGAAGAGGTAATGCTCTTTGGTATGAACGCAGCTCCTGCAATGCCTGACGGCACTCCAGTTAGCTACGATCAAGGTGGTACGCTGTATATTACCCGTTTCATCTATCAAATCTATGGCTTGGCATATGCTTTGACCAAAGTGTTGATGGAAGACGGCGATCACATCCGTATCGGCTCAACCTTCGCTAAGCACTTAGCTCAGTCGATGATTGAAACCAAAGAAACATTGTGCGCTAACTTATTAAACTTTGCATTTACCGCTGGCTATACTGGTGGTGACGGCGTAACTTTAATTAACACGGCTCACCCCATCGCTAACGGCGCAAGCTACAGCAACAAGCTGACTACTCCTGCCTCATTGTCGCAGACTTCTGTTGAGCAAATGCTCATTCAGATCCGTTCTGCAATCGACAACAACGGTAAGCGTATCCGCCTAAAGGCTGAGCAATTGGTTGTTCCTCCAGCACTCGAGTTCCAATCAGAAGTAATTCTGAAGTCGGTACTCCGTTCTGGTACGGCCGATAACGATCTAAACCCAATCAAGTCGACTGGCATGCTGCCCAAGGGTACACACGTTGTAACCCGTTTGAGCTCATCCAAGGCATGGTGGGTACAGACCGACGCTGAAAATGGTCTCATGCTCGTAATGCGCCGTCCAATGGAGAAATCCATGGAAGGTGACTTCGAGACTGATTCTATGCGTTACAAGGCTACCGAGCGCTATGCGACCGGCTGGCACGACGCACGTAACATTTTTGGTACTCAAGGCGTTTAAGCAATACCTTAGTAGTCCTAAAAGCCACCCCACAAGGGTGGCTTTTTTACTTTTAGGGCGGATTTACCTAAATATTTGCATTAGTAGTATTAGGAAGATTAATCCCATTCTGATTGCCGTCCCTTCCCGGCACTACGACTCAGAGACAGCTTGGGATACCCACTGAGATAAGGAAACAACACAATGTCTAGCACATTTTCAGCACCAATTCGAGTAAACACTCGTCAAACTACCAGCAACGACGGCACAATTTCAGCCGATAACACTGGTGCAGCAGTATTAACTCAACAAGTTGCTTTTACTTCTAGCAATACCGCGTCTGTAGTAATCCCCGCTGGTTCAATCATTCATTTCATCCAAGGTTATGTTAATGATGCAGCAACTAGCCGTACCCTCAGTTTAACTGTAAATGGCGTAACTACATCAATTGGAACATTGTCTACAACCCCTTTAGGATTAAAAAGCGCAACTATTACTCAATCAAATGCTGTAGCTGATTTATTAGCAAACGTTGGTCCGTATAATTGCACAGTTAATTTGGGATCTGAAGCTGGTTCCGCTGGCACTTTATCTGTAATGTATACAGCACGCAATGCTGATGGCACAATTGCTCCTTACGGTTCTGGCTACACAAATAACTAATTAGAGGCCTATCATGCGTCAAGTAACAGTGACGGCCGATATTGCTGGGGATGATGATAAGTTTAACACTCTTCCAGTAATACTCGACCAGTATATTGCTCCGTTTCAAGTTTCATATTTGTCTAGCGACGATGGCACAGTAGAAGTAACTTTTACCGATCCATATCCTGTAGTCAACCAAAATTTTATTGAAGCGACTTATGATTGGATGACTGCTGATACTAACTATCCCAACGCTGGAAATTTTTTAGGACAGCCAGTTCGTGCAATTCGTTTAAAAAACGCAACCGAAGGTACGACACTTACAGTAATACAAGCCGGAGTTAAGTAATGTCTGTGTACCTCGACACTCGAGGTAATTCTGTACTTTCTGTTGCGGTGTGTGATCGCTGCAACAGAAAGTTCCCTTATGTCGACCTCATGCCAGACCCTAATTTTCCTGGCATGCGGGTTTGCAAGGACGACCTAGATAACTTTGATCCGTGGCGTTTACCAGCACGGCAAACAGAAAACATTGCACTGCGTTTTCCACGACCAGACATATCGATTGCCACGGGACCTATTGGCGGCAATCAGATTATGACAGAAAATGGTTTTCAAACTGGCAACTCCATGTTTATTGAAGGTGTGTCGCCATTTGAAGGAAACACACAGGGCGATCTAAATACAAACAGCAACGTGGTACCGTCACCGATGGTATTGAATCCGTATGTTTACACGGTAACGCCAAACACAGGAAGTCAAGCTGGCGGATTATCCGTTACTATTATTGGCGCTAACTTTACAAGCGTTACCACCGTTAAATTTGGTGGAGCAATTGCGTCATTCACGTTAGTTGACTCAACCACAATTACCGCAATAACCCCCGTGTTCCCAGTAACTGGAATTGTGGATGTGTCCGCAATATCTCCGTTTGGTACTGGAACATCGCACGGTGCGTTTACATATACATAAAAAATGGCCGATCAATCAATAACACAACTGCCCATTGCCACAGCCCTAACGGGTGATGAGCAAGTTCCAGTTGTACAACATGGTGTAACAAAGCAGGCGTCTGTATCACAGATCGCCAATGCCGCATCACCTGGAAAACTGATTACCAACATAACATATAATTCAGCAACGGGTTATTTAACAATTTACTATAGTGACGGATCCACAGAAGTCGTTGGCCCTGTTTCTGGTTGGTCTGGTTATTCGGGTTTATCTGGCTACAGCGGCATTTCTGGTTTTAGTGGTATATCTGGTTTTAGTGGTATATCTGGTTTTAGTGGTATATCTGGCTACAGCGGATCGGGTGTGTCAGGCTACAGCGGTTCTGGAAAATCTGGGTTTTCTGGCAAATCTGGTTTCAGCGGAAAATCTGGTTTTAGTGGATTTTCTGGTGTATCCTCACCAAATGCAGTAACTAATCCTTCAACTTCAACCGATAATGCCATTGCTAGATTTGATGGAACCACTGGCAAAATAATTCAAAATTCATTAGTAATAATTGATGATGATGGAAGTGTTAATGTAGGAACTAACTCTGGAACAGGATCAAATTCAAATATTAATATTGAAGGTAATGGCACTGGACTTAATTTTGGATACCCGTCTTTATTAAACATAATTCAAAAAGATGATAATCCTTGGGCATTTACAATCCAAAATGATTCCGCGCCAGCGGCTACAAAAGGCGGTTTATTTTATGTTGCTAATAATGGTGCTTTTTATTTTTCAGTTGGTAATACTTCAGCACCAAATGATTATTATACAAATTTAAGACTTAATACGGATGGATCATTAACATTAGTTGGTGGCGCAAGTATTAGAAATCCTATAAATTCGGATTCATTTGCTATTGGTAGTGATGCTGGTCTAATTTCTCAGGGTGATAACGCTGTAGCCATTGGTGCGGGCGCTGGTTATGATAATCAAGGTGATAACGCTGTAGCCATTGGTTATGGTGCTGGTTATACTAATCAACCAGCCAATTCAATTATTATTAACGCTTTTAATACAATCCTTGACGGAACAAACGCTGGTTTATACATTGAACCAGTTCGTAACGACAATGCTAATGTAACCAATGCAATTTTTTACGACACAACCACTAAAGAATTAACCTATGCCGCAATCAGCGGAACATCTGGAGAAAGCGGTTATAGCGGATATTCTGGTTTCTCAGGATTAGGTTTAAGTGGATATTCTGGATTTAGCGGTCAAAATGGTTTGTCAGGCTTTAGTGGGCAAAACGGAGTATCTGGCATATCAGGATTTTCGGGAAGTGGGATTTCGGGTTACTCAGGTAGTGGAATAAGTGGGTATAGCGGATCAGGCATAAGCGGATATTCAGGCGCACAAGGCACAAGCGGATATAGCGGAAAAAGCGGTTATTCAGGTCAATCAGGTCAGGCTGGTGCTGGTGGTATTCAAGCATTATGGGGTTCATTTTGGGATACGACTACACAAACTGCGGCATCAATTAATACTGCTTATCCAATAACTTTTAATTCCAATGATCCATCTAATTTTGGAGTATCTATTGGATCACCAACATCAAAAATTGTTGTGGCAAGTGCTGGTGTTTATAATATTCAATTTTCTGCACAAATAGATCACACAAGTGGCGGTGGTTCAGGCGAAACTATTAATTTTTGGTTACGAGTTAATGGAACAAATGTTTCTGATTCTAATGGTAGAGTAGTTGTAACTTCTGCAACAAAATATGGGTTGCCAGCATGGAATTATGTATTAACATTAAATACAAACGATTACATTGAATTAGTTTGGGATACTAATACAACTGCAATTCAACTTGCTACTTTATCTGCTTCTGGCGCACAACCATTAACTCCAAGTGTTATTTTAACTGTTACACAAGTAACCTATACTCAATCGGGTTATAGCGGTGTAAGTGGGTGGTCTGGATTCTCAGGATCAGGAATTAGCGGTTTCTCAGGCATATCAGGTTATAGCGGATCGGGAATATCAGGCTATTCGGGATCAGGTATTTCAGGCTACTCAGGGATTAGCGGTTACTCTGGGTACAGCGGTGAAACCCCAGCCAGCACAACATTTTTAGCGTCATCTATTGCATTAGACCCTAACTACGGTACTTATGTTTCTGGAACGCTATACGGCATTCAAGTGTTTGGTGACTACAGCACCTCTGCGGGTTATTACGCATGGAACGATACAGCAACCACTCCAGGGTTCATTGCGTATATTGACTTTACAAGCGTAACCCAATTTAATCAAATTCAAATGAACGTGTTGTATACCAACACTTCAAACCATACTGTATATGTTGATCTTTACAACAACAATACAGCGGCATGGGATACGTTTGGATTTTATAACGGCTTAAACGGCTGGACACAATTTAGCTATGAAGTTATTTCTGGGCTACCTTATTTATCTGGCGGCAATGTGCAAGCTCGTTTGTATCATCAAACAAGCGGCAACCCAGCCCATTTAACTCAGTTAGATTACTTTGTGCTTGTTGATGCTATTGGCGGCGCACAAGGTCCACGGGGACAAAGCGGTTACTCAGGAAAATCTGGATACAGCGGAATCTCAGGTTTCAGCGGATATTCTGGTTCTGGGATTAGTGGATATAGCGGCTCTGGAATCTCGGGATATAGCGGATCTGGGGTTAGTGGTTACAGCGGTTCAGGCGTAAGCGGATTTAGCGGCTACTCTGGATCGGGGGTAAGCGGTTACTCTGGTAGCGGTGTCAGCGGATACTCTGGACTTAGCGGGTTCTCTGGTTACTCTGGAAGTGGAATATCTGGTTATTCTGGAATTTCTGGTTATAGCGGATTTAGTGGATATTCAGGTTCGGGCATTTCTGGTTATAGCGGATCGGGAATATCAGGTTATTCTGGATCGGGCATAAGCGGATATAGTGGTTACTCTGGAAGTGGAATATCTGGTTATTCTGGCAGATCGGGTTATTCAGGATCGGGTATCTCTGGATATTCGGGTTCTGGAATTAGCGGTTATTCAGGCTCAGGAATTTCTGGGTATAGTGGATATTCTGGATCAGGTATTTCTGGCTATTCAGGAAGTGGTATTTCTGGCTATAGTGGCTCTGGAATATCGGGGTATAGTGGTTATTCTGGTTCAGGAATTTCTGGATACTCTGGTGTATCGGGTTATTCAGGTAGCGGAATATCAGGATATTCAGGTTCTGGTATATCTGGTTATAGTGGGTCTGGCATAAGTGGGTATAGTGGAATAAGTGGTTATTCTGGAAGTGGCATAAGTGGTTATAGCGGAATTAGCGGCTATTCAGGATCGGGCATCTCTGGTTATAGCGGATCAGGAATTAGTGGTTATTCTGGTAGCGGAATTAGTGGTTACTCTGGCTATTCTGGATTAGGACTTTCTGGGTATAGCGGTTATTCAGGAAGTGGAATTAGTGGTTATAGCGGAAGCGGAATTTCAGGCTATTCTGGTAGTGGCATAAGTGGTTACTCTGGCTCAGGAATAAGCGGTTATTCTGGTTCGGGCATATCAGGGTATTCTGGAAGTGGCATAAGCGGCTACTCTGGCATCTCAGGATTTAGCGGGACAGTAGGCGCAGAAATGTTAGCGGCTAATGCTTACACTAATGCCACAACATCATTTACTGATATTACTGGTTTAACAAAGTCATTAACTGCTGGCACATATAGTTTTGTAGTTGAATTGGCTGGTCAATCTTCTTCAAATGCTGGCGCACAATTTACAGTAAACTTTTCTGGAACTGCTACTGTTGAATGGATACAAACTGCACAGGCTTCTGGAACAACTTTAGTAGCAACTAGCCGACAAACAACTTTAAATAGTATTGGTACTACTTGCTGGACAACAGCCAACACAGAGGTGTATGCTAGACTATTTGGTGAAATTGTTGTAACTGCTACTGGAACATTTGCAGTAAGAGGTTTAAAAGTAACTAGCGGAACATTAACTGTTCGTGCCTGTTCATTAGTAATCATTGACCAGACGGCATAATATTTAATCGTAGTATAATATAGGTTTGTATAAACCTTGAAAGGTAGACATGAAGTACAGCATTGTAATACCAACTTACAATAATTGTGAGGCGTACCTTAAACCGTGCATCGACTCAGTTATTAAGTTTACAGATATGGACGACGTGGAGTTAATTGTATCCGCCAATGGGTGCACGGACAACACTAAAGCCTACTTAGATTATTTAAAGACGGCCGTGCCGCACCTTAAAGTAATTTGGCATGACAAGGCACTTGGATACTCCAAGGCAAACAACGTAGCAATTAAAGAGGCAACGTGCGACAAGATTGTGTTGCTTAATAACGATACAGTTTTACTAGAGCAAAACAAAAACGATTGGGTTAATTTTTTAAGTAAGCCGTTTGATGATCGACCCAACTGCGGAATTACTTGCATTATTAAAGGACACTCCGAGCCAGCAAACAAAATGTTTGCCGTATTTTTCTGTGTTATGGTCCACAGAAAAGTATTTGACAAGATTGGCTTGCTAAACGAAGAGTACGGCGTAGGCGGCGGTGAGGACACTGAGTTTTCAATTGAAGCTGAGAACGCTGGGTTTGAGGTGGTGGAGGTATTTGAAAAGAACTGGGCTGGTAATCAGTACACTGGCTACTTTCCAATCTACCACAAGGGCGAAGGCACTATGCACGACGCCAACTTAGTACAAGGCTGGGATAACATCTTCTTGGTAAACTCATTGAAGTTGGCCAAGAAGTATAACTTTGAATGGTACCGCTGGAGATTATCAAACTTTTGGGAGCGTGCAGTATTTTTAAAGGGCGACACCGTGTACCCGCGCGAGGTGACAAGATACAACTGGGCAGCACAAAATCTGCTCGGTAAAAAGGTGTTTGAGTTAGGTTGCACCAACGGATACGGCAGACAGTTTTTTCCCGATGACATTGAGTACACTGGCGTTGACTACGACCCGATTATTATTGATGTGGCCAAAGAGCAAGGCTGGAACGGCACAAACAATACGTTTATTAGCGCCGACATTAACAAGTTTGAGATGGGTCAGTACGACACCATCGTGGCGTTTGAGGTCATTGAGCACCTAGACAACGGATTAGAAATTGTTGAAAAATTTAAAAAGCATTGTAAACGTTTGTTAATTACGGTGCCGATGAACGAGCCACCAGGCTTCTGGGGCCCACATCATAAGCTGCACGGACTAAACGAGCGTCACTTCCCTGGCTTTGAGTTTAACTACATCAACGAGCACGGACAGATTTCGGATACCCCGCAGAAAATTGATGAAAGTAACCCTTGCAATTTAATGATCTGTCGGTGGACAAATGAGTAAAGTGCTTTGTTCCGTGGCAACACGGGGCAGGTACTTCACAACACTGCCGCTAGTATTAAACGCCGTCATTAATCAGACACGGCCAGTAGACAAGCTGATCGTGTTTGATGATAACGACGAACCAAAAGACATGCGAAAAGAGATGATCTATCAGTACTTTTTTCAGATGTTAGACATTAAGGGCATACCGTGGGAGTGGCAGTTTGCTGAGAAAAAAGGCCAGCACCACATACACCAGCGCGCTAACTTGATGGGCTATGAGTGGGTGTGGCGAGTTGATGACGACGCAATACCAGAGCCAAATGTTTTAGAGAATTTAGTTAAACAGATTGGCGACGATGTTGGCGCGGTAGGTGGATCGGTGTTAACACCGCCCTACATGCCAGACACTAGTGATGTCAGTGGCACAATTGACAAAATTAATGACGAACCGAATATCCAGTGGGGAGTAATTAAAGATGTTAAAAATGTTGAGCATTTACATTGCAGTTTTATTTATCGTGCTGGCGTTTGCGATTACAACCTCGGACTTTCTCGAGTCGCTCACAGAGAAGAAACTTTGTTCACATGGCACTTGCATCGAAAGGGTTATAAGATAATTGTTGTGCCCAACGCAGTTACGTGGCACATGAAGAACCCCGAGGGTGGTATTCGTAGCGAGACAAAGAAAGAACTGTACGATCACGACGAGTATATATTTAGAAATACATTAGCATATAAAGATAAGACCGTTGTGGTATTAAATTCTGGTATGGGCGACCATCTAGTGTTTAGCCACATACTGCCAGAAATCAAAAACGCCGAGTTGTTTACGTGCTACCCAGAGATAGTTCCTGGTAAGTCAATAGCCGAGGCACAGCACTTGTTTGGTGATATTGAACAGTATAATATCTACGGCAAGATGGATCGGTGGAAGTGGAAGGACAGTTTAGAGAATGCGTACAGGAAGTTGTACTTATGATTATTATATCTCCATACGCAAAAAAGTTAATTAACGGCAAACAAAACCCAAAGAATTACCCGTACTGGGAAGAGCTGATTAAGTTAATTGACGAGCCAATTATTCAGGTTGGCATAGCGGGCGAAAAGCAGTTAGTCGAAGACTTTAGACACAATTTGCCAATTAGTGAGTTACGAAAGTTAATTCGTGAGTGCAGGACGTGGATTGGAGTAGATAGTTTTTTTCAGCACTTGTGCTGGGATGAAGGCAAAAAAGGGATTGTCTTGTGGTCGGTATCAGACCCATTAATATACGGGCACCCCGAAAACATAAATTTATTAAAAGATCGATCGTGTTTAGTTGAGAATCAATTTCTCTGGTGGGAATTTGTTGAGCACCGAAATGATCGATTTGTAAAACCCAAAGAAGTACTACAATATTTATAAGGGATAAACATGGCAGCATCGGGTTATACACCAATACAGCTATACCATAGCGCTACGTCGGGCGTGTTGCCCGTTGCTGGCAATTTAATTGATGGTGAGTTGGCAATCAACATCGCCGACGGCACACTTTACTATAAAAATAGTTCGGGGGTTGTCACCATATTGGGCGGTATCTCAGGCTACTCTGGCATCTCTGGGTTTTCTGGTATCTCGGGCTACTCTGGCATCTCTGGGTTTTCTGGTATTAGTGGCTACTCTGGAAGTGGCGTAAGCGGCTACTCTGGATTTAGTGGCACATCAGGATTTAGTGGCACGTCTGGTTTTAGCGGGACATCAGGATTTAGTGGCTTTAGCGGCATCAGTGGCTTTAGTGGTGATTCGGGCTTTAGTGGCATCTCTGGTTTTAGTGGCATCTCAGGATACAGCGGCGGCACAGGATCAAACGGCGCCTCTGGATTTTCAGGATACAGCGGCGGCACAGGATCAAACGGCGCGTCTGGATTTTCTGGTTACAGCGGCGGCACAGGATCAAACGGCGCCTCTGGATTTTCTGGTTACAGTGGATCGGGCGTGTCTGGCTACAGTGGCTACAGCGGACGATCGGGGTACAGTGGTGCAACGGGTGGTGTAGGAACCTCTGGCTTTAGTGGAACTAGTGGGTACAGTGGTGTAGATGGCATATCTGGTTACAGCGGTATATCTGGATTTTCTGGTTACAGTGGATCGGGCGTGTCTGGCTACAGTGGCTACAGCGGACGATCGGGGTACAGCGGATCTGGCACATCAGGATACAGCGGCACATCAGGATACAGCGGCACAAACGTAGCCTACCCAGGCGCTGGTATTCCCGTGTCTACGGGAAGTGCGTGGAGCACATCGTTTAATAACTCAAGCAATCCAGTCTCGGTGTTCTACGGCGGTATTGGACTCACGTCGGTATCGGCTGGTCGTGTATTGTTTGGTAACAACAGCACGGCACTGGGCACCAGTGCAAACTTGTTCTGGGATAATAGTAACGTTAGGTTAGGCGTTGGATACAATGCACCGTCAACCACGCTCTTTGTGTTAGGTGGCAACTCAACCCAGCTCGCACTTGACAATGCCGGTGAACAAAACACGACGGCGTACTGGCTTAATAACGGCGTAACTAAGGCGTACCAGTACTACGACAACACGAACAGTCTGTTTGTCAGTGGCCCCACGGTGGCGTCAACGTACGCATTTATTACCGACAGCACCATCCGCATGCGCATATCCTCTACGGGCAATGTGTCAATCGGAAGCTCGTCCACACCAATTAAGTTGTTGGTTAACAGCACCGACGCACTGGGAATACCGTCTGGCACGGTAGCGCAACGACCCACTGGCGCGACGGGATACATACGCTATAATACGGACTACGCGCAGTTTGAGGGGTACGACGGCTCGATATGGAACGGAATTGGTGGTGCCTCGGCACAGGGTGCGGTGTATGAAAATACGCAGAGCATTAACGTTAACTACACCATGTCAACAAACAAAAATGGTCAGAGCGTTGGCCCCATTACCGTAGCATCGGGCGTAACAGTAACTATTCCCAGCGGCAGCCGTTGGGTTGTCTTATAAGGAAAAAATATGAGTTCAGTCGTAATTTCAGGTGATACATCAGGAACTATAACACTAGCAGCCCCAACCGTAGCAGGTACTAATACTATTACGCTTCCTGCTAATACGGGGACAATGGTGACTACAGCAAGTTCAGCAGTAGTTACTCCCACTATGCTTTCCCAACCTTTAACTAGTGGTACTGCACAAGCATCCACTAGCGGTACAAGCATTGACTTTACTAGCATCCCTAGCTGGGTAAAGCGAATTACTGTAATGTTAAATGGTGTAAGTACAAATAGCACAAGTTATATTTTAGTTCAAGTAGGTTCAGGTACTATTTCAACTTCAGGGTACGCTGGAACTTGCACTTCAGGGGCTTCGATAGCAACAAACTCAACTGCTGGTTTTATTATTGTGTATAACATAACAGCGGCAGCATTAACTAGCGGTCAAGTTGTTTTAACTACATTAGGAAATAATATTTGGGTTGAATCTGGGGTTACCGCTGCACCAACTCTTGCTGGTAATTATTCTGCTGGTTCAGTAACACTTAGTGGTGCATTAGACCGAGTTCGCATTACCACAGTCAACGGCACAGACACATTTGATGCTGGCTCAATCAACATCTTGTACGAATAAGGAATAATATGGCATACGGAACAGTAAATGCCGATGTAATCGGTACAAGCGTAGCAGGAAGTAACTTAGGGGCTGGTAACGCTTCTATTATGAAAAACCGCATTATCAATGGTGCGATGGTTATTGACCAAAGAAATGCTGGTGCTAGTGTTACTCTTTCGGCAGATACTTATACATTAGATAGATGGATTGGCTACGCTTCAGCGGCTAGTAAAATGTCTATTCAACAAAATGCTGGTTCAGTAACACCGCCAACTGGGTACACTTATTATTTAGGCGCAACATCTTTAAC